AGGCCTACGGCATCGCGCAATGGCACAAGGATCGGCAAGACGCATTCCAAAAGTGGGCTGGCAACTGGATCGGCAATTCGACGCTCGAGCAGCAGCTCGGCTTTGTCGACTATGAATTGCGAAATGGTGGCGAGCGGCAAGCCGGCGCGGCACTGTCTTCCGCGAACACGCCGGAGCAAGCCGCGAGCATCGTTTCCAGGCTATACGAGCGGCCGCAAGCCGCTGACGCAGAGGCGGCTAGTCGCGCCCAGCTCGCGACCAAACTTAGCGGCTTTTACGGGCCGGCCACCGACAACACGCAAGCGTCGCTCGGTGCAGGAGAATCAGTGGTGAAGGTCGATATTCATCTGCAGGGAGCGCCGCGAGGGACACGCACGTCGGTCAGCTCTTCGCGCAACGTCGATACGAACGTACGCACTGGCTCGACAATGGATCTGGGAGCAGCGCTATGAATGTAGGCCGCGGCGCGGGAGCTGTGCTTGGCACGACGTCAGGCATTGCCAACCTCGCAAAATCGTTGTCGGCGCGACTGGGCGGATCGATGGGCAGCTATTTCGAGCAGCTGCGCCCTGCGTCGTTCCGCGGCATGCAATTCGTATCTCTCGGCGCGGATGGCACCTTCGGCCGCCGCAACGCAGTCCATCAGTACCCGAAACGCGACACTCCGTGGGTCGAGGACATGGGGCGCGCCGCGCGACGATTCCAGGTCACCGGATACCTTGTCGGGGATGACGTCATCCAGAAGCGTGATGTGCTGATCAAGGTCTGCGAACTGGAGGACACCGGGGAACTCGTGCATCCCACTTATGGCCGGCGCATCGTCAGCTTGATGGACTTCAAGGTGATCGAGCGGTGGGATAAAGCCCGGTATTTCGAGCTCCAGTTCGATTTTATTGAGAGCGGGCAGCGCGTATTCCCGGCTGCCGCGAACGCAACCACGAGCCAGATCGCTGCGGCGATCGACGCGCTCGGTCTATCCGCTGCCGCTGACTTCGCTTCGCGAGCGCTGAATACCCTTGCGTATGGCGCGGCCATCGTTGGGATGGCGGTGAACACGGCATTGACGTGGTACACCAACGCGAAAAACATTGCGGGCGACGCGCGCAATCTAGTCCGGCTTGTCTTCAATTTGCCGGGCACTTTCGGTCGATTCGCGGGCAGTGCGAAAGTACCGACGTTCAGTCGATACCCCGGCGCGCCTGCGCGATCATCGTCCCTGACCGTTGATGATCTAATCGCGCAGGCCACCAGGGCGCGAACCGCCGTCGCAACAGCTGCGACCACGCTCGCGACGGCTGCCGCATCGCTGGACGCAAGCTCAATTGCTACGTTTGCGAATTCGGCGCAGGGCGTCGCCAGTGCCGTCTGCGCCGCGGCGGCTGCGCCAGCTGACGGCATTCGGCTGCTGACGGCGCTGGCAGACTTTCAACCGTCGGCACCGACGACCAGTTCAGTGATCGGCATCGGAATGGCCACCATGCAATCGGCGTGCGGTGACCTGTTTCGGCGCGCGGCAATCGGCGCCGTTGCGAGCGCAGCATCCCAGTATCAGCCGAGATCTGCAGATGACGCAGCTGCGGTGCGCGATGCGGTAGTCGCATTAATTGACACCGAAATCGAAGTGGCCGGCAATCAGGGAGAGGACGCCACTTACGGATCGCTCCGGTCACTTCGCGCGGCCGTCGTTCAGGATTTGAATCAACGCGGTGCCGGGCTTGCGTCCATCAAGAGCTTCAACATGAAGGCGGGGTTGCCGTCGCTCGTGCTCGCTCACAGGCTATATCGCGACGCGGGTCGGGCTGATGAGCTGAC